CCCTGTACAAAGGTATGTGTGCCACCAGCCCAGGTTCCAGTACCACCAACTGTGCACTCGTATAGATCATAGGTTCCAGCACCACCGTAGAATACATACTCACCAGCAACGTAGGTCTCAGTGGAATCAAACCAGTAGGCATTAAGCACGTGAAGAAAATCAGCATTGCCAGCACCGTCGTCGGCTGTTCTGTACAGCTTTACGTACGGACGATTTGTTCCCACCTTTGTGATCAGATGCTCGTTGGCTGCATCGGGGTAGTCAATGTCATCGATATCATTTCTTCCATTAAGAGTATTGGTACTTGACTCACCCAATGAACTTGGAGGACCCTCCTCACCGTATCGACTAACATAGGTGTAGAAGTAGGCTATATATAATGCTCCTGCTACTTGTGGTGAAACCGTTGGGGCTGAACCAGATGGAGCACCTGGGTAATAGAAGTCTGTGGTAAAGTCAAATGTTCCTGCACCCTGAAGATCGTTAACGAAGGCTGCATACTCATTGGCTGCTGTACCCACAAAGGTCCCACCAAGGAAGGCTGTGGCATTGTACGTATCCGTGTCGATGTGAGCACCCGAGTTAGAGAAGGCTATAGTATTACCGGCTACACCGGCTGTCGTAGCTTCCACTGTCACCGTGCCGTCAAGGTTGTCTGTAAACGTAACGGCTGCTGCTGGGGTCTTAGCTGCCAGGGCTGCTGCACACAGTTCTTTCGTTGTGGTTGCAGCCGTGCCGAGCTCGGTGTTACCACCACCGACACCATCGTCACCTATGTCAAACTCAAATGTCTCTGAGCCTATGGTTAAGGTTTCACCATCCGTCATGCCATCGGTGAAGGTCACCGTACCCTTTGACTTTTGAGCAGGCATACCGGTAAAGTACATTCTCTCCCAGGTGTCGTTGGCTACTGGTGATCTAACCCAGTGGACAATGTTGTTGTAGTAAACCCAATGGTTGTTACCACCCTCCAGGTACTCAAACAATGACTTGTAAGCAGAGCCAGTTAAGGCTGTGCTTGCTGTAGACTTACGGTAGGCTTTAAGCTCACCGGTTGCTGTCTTCAGGTCAAGGGCAGTCTGGGCCATATTGGGTGGCAGCTTATCGTTAGCCACCTTGGGCATGATACCTTTGAACTCATTAATCTGTATCTTTGCCATCTGTTTTTTCCTCTATTAGTTTGGGTTCCTCAACCTTACCCTCAATAAACTCCAGGCCTTCGAGAGCACCTAACTGTTTAAGAACCTGAACGTTTGACTTACGAACGTTGGCATAGTCAATTCTCATGCCAAACATAAAGTCGTACAGTTGCTGGGTAAGGATCATGGTTCGTTTGGGTGCACAGTCTGCCGTAGCATACGTGTCACCCTCGTTTGTTTTCCACAAACCCTCAACGTAGTTGGGGCACTGGTCCTTATATCGAATCCAAAATGGACATTTCTCTTTGGTGCATGTGTCTTGTCTTTTAGCCATGATAATATTTCCCCCTGTAATTTAAATGTTATCAGTCTTTGGTTGCTATGATACCCACGGCTGCTTGAGGCCTGTCCGTAGACGGTGCACTGGATGATCCAGTGGCTGCTGTTCCTGAAGCACTGGTTGCTCCTGTTCCACTGGCACCCGTTGCTCCGGTACCACCAGCATTGGTGTTACCTGGATCGACATTGTTTGTGTAGGCATCCTGATCCATCTTTTTAACTGAGCTACCACCAATCGTTCCATCGTGTACCGAGATTTTGTCATAGCCAGTGTTGTTTGTTCCAGTGATAGCCTGACCACTTCCATTTGAGGCAAACGACTGATCGTTAGATGATGACCCAATAAAATTATACCACATGTGATTATGGGTACCCATCGTGTGGGTGTGACTTGGGCCGGTGTGAGTATGTGACGGCCCGGTATGTGTGTGGCTTGGGCCTGTATGTGTATGGGTTGTTGGGGTCCACGAGCCAAGTACCTGACCACCCGTGTCGTTATAGTCCTGTGCCCCACCTTTAATAGCAAGTAGGCTATCAGCCGGGCCTGCATCAAGTGTCCAGCCAGTCGGTGCCACGTTCTCGTAGAAGTACATCTTGAGACCTGACGGTGCCAGAAGTAGCAGAGCATTGGCTGCAATGTCAGCAGTATTGGTTGCTATGTCAGCCACGTTTGTGGCTATGTCTGCAGCATTCGTTACTATGTCTGCAGCATTCGTTGCTATGTCGTCCCGAAAAGCTTCAAGCACAATCTTGGGTAAACGTAGCTGAATCTTGTCAGACGTGGAGTAGGCCGTACCTGAGGTGTCGTCTGCCCCTCGTTCTATTACCTGGAACACATCACCGGAGGTGTGTGTGGTTACCTTAATTATTTCTCTGTTACCGGATACGTCCACCAGGGTGCAGTAGAAGTAATCTCCACTCCCACCAGCAACGATAGGGAAGTTGTTACCCTCACCAGCAGCAACCGTCAGTGTCGTGGCACCTGAGGTTATGCCAGAGGCCAGGGTACTCTCGGCATTGTTTGCAAATTTTACAGCCATGATCCACTCCTCTTAATTGCATTTGATCCCATCACTATAAAGTCCTGGGGTATGATCCGACCAGGGTATTTACCGGTGCCGGTCAAGGTTGTTTTCCTGGCAGTACGGACACCATTTCTGTAAGCTCGTGCAAAGCTACCAGCAAGCTGTGGGTTATACCATGAGGCTGTGGGAATCAATAGTAGCCGTGAAACTACACCAGCCTGGATGTGCTCATGCCACTTCTCGTAGATGTGCTCATCTATTTCTGTTTGATCCCTCTTGTACGTAACCCGTGTGACAAGCTCAAGGTCGTCAGTAACATCTGCACTGGGTGTAGGCCAGAATCTAATTTTATTTGTCTCATCCTCAAGGAAGTATCGGGTTGGTTTACTGGACGTTGTCTCTCTCCAGTTATTAAACTCAGCATCCATTTCCTTTTCGGTTGTTCTAAGCATAGGTAAGTCGTTGCCATCAATACGACAGTTGTCCACAGCAATGGCACGATATTTATCTCCCGTGTACTTCAAGGTGTACGTGCTCTTATCTTCCTCAAGCTGAAAGGCAGATGGTTCTTTCTTGAGGGCCAGGGTACGTTCTAAAAATTCAATGGTTGTACTAAGAACGTGTGTCCGGATCATTATAGACGGAGCACCAGAGCAGTACTGGAGAATCTCGGGTAGGAACACATCGAAGAGTACATACCCAGCAGATGCAGTAGCCATAGGTTATTCCTTTGTCTCAGGTCCTGCAGCACTTGAAGCTGCCATATCAACCTGCAGTAAGTTAAAGAAGTTTTGTAGGAAGGTCATGCCCTTGCTAAACTCAACGTCCTCGTCGTCAGCAATGAATGCTTTGTACAACATATACTGGACAAGAGGTTCGAAGAATATACTATTGGTTCCAGTTACACTGGCTGTGGTTGAAACAGCAGTAGGTAGCTGAGACGATACCATCTCAACCTGGACCACAGTGGTGGCATGAACGGGAGGTGTTACATAAAATATTTCTGGGTTCTCTTTATCGTAAGAGAAATTGTCAATAGCTGTATCCCCTGTCCCAGCAGGCCACAGCAGGTTTGCAAAATCTATGTGACTTCTTTTTGCAGGTGTAATGATCTTACCAGCCGTTAATCCATCGGTGCCCATGTTTCTTGTTATGTCCAAGAGTCTTAAGCCTGCCGTGGGTAATGACTGCCTTACTCCTGCAGATAATGTTACCGACTCAGTGACGGCACCAGCATCGGGACGTACGAGGATCAAGGCTCGAATAGCTGCATTCAAGTACTTGATCCACGTTGCCGAGGTTACACGATCATAACCGGTGTCACCATAGATATCAGCAGCATCAACTATGTAGTCGTTTGCTGTGAATGCCATAGGTTATTTTCCTTTTTTCTCCTCGTCGTACTCTTTACGGAGCACGTCGATGTGCTTAATGTCATGCACGGTGTGCTGTACACGAGGGACTTGTTTTGGTATGTACCTGATCTTTCCATCACGGTCCACATCCATTTTCATTTTGGTTGCAATAGCATTTTGAAGAACACCATCGATAAACTCCTTGGGAATCCAAACCATCTTTTCCCGGGGGATGATGAGGGCAATACCGTTGAGTGCCATCTGTACGTAGGGTAGGTCGTTCTCGTCAGTGTTGTAGAAGGTAATTTGTACCATCATACCACTGAGGCCCTTATGTAATTTCGTGGTTGGTTTGTGCTCCTCGACGTTACCCTCCTCGGTGATGACAACAGCCTCCTTCTCTTTACCTGCATTGACATCAATGAGTCTTAAAATGTTGGAGAGTTTCTTTCGATTGACTGAGCCGTTGGGGGCCAGGAAGTCATCCTTCGTTAATTCGTACTTGTCCATCAACTCGACTAATTCAACGTCCTTCATGCTCATATAGTTTTTCATATCACGATCCTTCCATCGATGATAGTTAGTAGGAGGGGCAAGGCCAGGGGGTAGCCAAGCCCTGCCCTCTCCAAGTTAATAAAAGTTACAGATTACGACAGATCGGAAACGGCTACTTCAAGACGACACATCCAGAAGTCGTTCAGGATGATAGTGGCAGAGTAACCTTTCCAGCCAACGTGTCCTCTCTGAGCCAGTGGGTCAGAATCGGAAGCTTTAGGATTGACAACCATCGGGGTCAGAGCATTAGCACCCTTGAAGGCCACGATCCCGTAAGCATCACGGGCAAGATACAGCATCGGATAAACGTCGGCATTACTATTCGTCGTGAGGACGTTAGAACCACCGGAGTTACCAGCACCCAAGAAAGGTTCGATGATGGTAGACATCAGATAACGGACATCTTCAATCTTGCCAATCTCACCGTCCCAAGGAGTCATCGATCCGTATTTCTCAGCCGGTACGAAAGAACTGATAGCACGAAGGTCAGGTTCCAGGTCGGGGTGCACGATGCAGATAAAGGAAGGGGCTATACTCTCTGTACCAAAAGCAGGAGTGCTCTTGACGGCAGATGTAATAGGTTTACCAAGCTGCCTTTTCAGGAACCGGGTTACCTTCCGTTGGTCGTTCAGGCTAAACACAACGTCAACGGCTGCACGACTGGTGTCGGCATTCGAGTAGAAGACATTGGTACCAGCCTTCAGGACGTTGTAACGAGTTTTCTCAATCAGGACTGCAGCCTGCTCACCGAGGATGTCCACGGCCTCTCTCATGATTGGGTCTTCGTGAGTGTCCATGATCACGTCAGAGATCACAACACGGTCACCGTACTGCACGAGAGTTGCATCGTAGTCAGAGCTTTCCAGAGCAGTTGCATCCGGAGTAACACCTTCTGTCAGCATTTTGTTGGCAGGGTTAAAGTTGGTGCCTTTGAAGTACTCGTGAGGATTAAAGTCACTTCCAAAGGTGGAGGTCCAGGTGCTGTCCAGGTAGTACCGACGGAACTGAATTGTCTTGGTACTCTTGGCAGGCAACGGTTTGGCCTGACCAAACTTCTCAAGGATCAGCCAAGGCATACCACGTTTCAGAAGGTCACGAACTACGAAAGCAGCCGTACGAGGGGAGATGTCACCATAGGTCATTGTACTCATTTGATAAACTCCTAAAGGGAATTACTTCTCCTCAGCAATAGCTTCCTTGAAAGCACCGTCGAAGTCATTCTTGTCAGGACCGTCGGTGGGAGCACCTCCAGATTCTGATTGAACATCCTTCATTGATGCCAACTTATCTGCCTTTGCTTTTGAGTTGTTACCCTTATCAAGCTGGGATTTCCAGCCGGTTGATTTTTTAAATTCTGAAATCATATCTATAACCTGCTTCGAGGAACCGTTATAGTATATGTTCTCCAGGTGTGGTCTCATGAAAGGTTTCTGTTTTTGAATCCAGGTGAGTAAGACACCGGACGAAACCATCTCACTTAGGTCAGGGTGCTTTGAAGTGACTTCCGTCATGTGATCGTTGGTCTCTGTACTTTCTCCGGAGGTGGTATCATCAGAGGCCTGACCATCACTGTCGTCAACTGTCTTATCTTTGGCCTGAGATCTAACGGGTGCTGCACCGTCTACTCTTTTAAGTAGTACGTTGACAACATCTGCCAACTCAGGGAAGTCAGACTTGAATCGTTCCAAAGTTTCCTTGTCGGACTCTGCATCAGGATCGGGCTGGTTGTTAAGCTGTAGCCTCAACTGCTCGTTCTCTTCTGCAAGTTGTTCAGCCTTTTTATTAGCTGCACGAATACGTCCATCCCAAGAGGATGTCTTCTGTCGTTCCTTCTTTAACTCAGCTTCTGATTCTTCAAACTTCAGCTTCCAATCGGTGGTACCATCAGCATCTTTATCACCGTCGGTGTCAGAGTCTTTGTTGCCTGTATCGGCATCGTTGCCCGTTTGGGCATCACCCTGGTCATCGGTAAATAAACTTCCGTCATCACCTTTAGCTTTGTCCTTGTCGGAATCATTGGACTGATCTTTTGTGGCTTCCCCAGCCGTACCAGTCTCGTCATCCTTTTTGGAGTCCAACTCTTTGATGATGTCTTCATCAGACTTGTCTGGATCAGCACCAAGTATTGCATCGGTGGTGCTGGCAAACTCTTCCTTATCCTTATAGTACTCGTCAATCGTTACACCTGCTACGTCTTTGTCGTCTGGCATTGCTGCCTCCTCTGGGGTCCCTATGGATATCCCGTAAACTTTTAGTAATTATGCAGTGACGGTATTGACCGGCTGCACCCCCTGTTAACCGAAAGCCCCTGTGTGTTGATCCTTCAAAGGCTTTCTGGTAAGACCCTTGAGCAATTCCTGTAGCTCAAGAATCCTACCTTGTATTCTTTTCATCTCGTCTACATCCAAGGTACTGACCAGTAAGTCTTTCTGTGAGCTTATCCTCAACTCCAGGTACTCTGTGAGGTTACGAAAGAATTGATTGTCAGTATTTCTTTTCATAGAGTCGATTAGTTCTGATTGCTTTGTTCTATTATGCAACTTGTGTCTCCTGCACCTCGGCTGGTGAACCCTCAGGTCCAGAGCCAGGTCCGGTTAAACCCATTATCTGTTTTGTCTTCTCAACAGCATCAGGCACATGGCCAGAGGACTCAGCTTTCATAGCCTCAAGTAACATGGTAACCTGCTCCTGCTTTTTAGCAGACTCAGCATTTTGCTTCTGAATGTTATTAACCTCTGCCTCTGATCTAATGAAACCCAGACGGTCAAGGTCAAAGATTTCTGCAAGTTCACGAAGCAGTACGTCACGTTTGATGTACATATTGTCCAGGTCATTGTTGGTGAGGGCAAGGAACTGATTGATCTGTTCCATCTTGACCTCTTTAGCAATGAGGGACTTGGACCCGTGGGCAACGATGTTAAAGTCACCTTTGATATTCTCTTTGCCGTTAAACTCCATATTCCAGAAGTACATCGACTTGATGAACGGTCTGGTAATACCATCGTCAAAGAATTGAACCTGGTCCTTAAGTGTAATGTTAGATGCTCCGATCAGCATCGACATACCAGTGGCTGTCTGGTTGCCTGCACCCCCGGGCACGTCCTGCCCACCGTGGAGGGTCCTCGGAATTGTAGTAGACTCGTCAGCCGAGTTCTGGAAGAACTCAACGAGCCCCAGAAATTCTCTGGTATAACTGGGTAGCTTGGTTACTGTGATAGCTTTGCTACCGGCATCAATACCCTGGCCTACTCTTTGGAATACCCTGAAAGGAAATAATTCCGTGGGGTCTTCACCGTCGGCCAGTAAATCAATGTTGGCCTCAATGATTGGGCCAGCAGATATGGCTGCATTGTCCAGCATGGCACGGATAGATGCATTGTACAGCATCTGTGGGTCCCTCATGATTCTCGGAACACCGTCACCAAATATACTGGTCTCGTCCTTATCGAAGTAATAAAAATAGTACGGTATGTCTGCACCTTCGATTGGACTGATGACTGCCTTTATTATAACGTTTCCAACCATCCAAATGTTACAGGCAACCTCAGGTCCCATTAGGTCCCATACTTCCTGCTCTGCATCTGGCACTAACTCTTTAGCATCCTCTGTGTCGAGAAAGCCCCACCGTTCGTGTACCTCATACTTCTCCCGTTTAGGTGGGTTGGAGTCACCGTCGGCATCTGAGTTGGTGGACATCTCTCGGAGAAACTCCTCGTAGTCCTTGTACACAGCATTGCCGTCAGGGTAGGCAGCTATAAAAGCATTGATTGCCTTACTGTTAAAGTCAGACCGTTTGCCAAGGACGGCTAAACGATTCTTGCTAAACAGATGCTTCTGCCAGATGTACCGTGCATTCTCAATCTCTTTGGCACTCATATCTGGGTAGATATCCCAGATAGGTACAAACTTGGCAGTAGGGATCATACGTTTGATTTTGATCTGCTTCCAATTACCTGCCTCGTCCTGGTACCAACGTTTGCTGGTAATCTCTTTGACCATAGGTCCTTTAAGAATACCTGTACCATAGATGTGTCCTGAGTGCAGAACGTTCCGGACGGTTGATCGGTAGTCAAACTCAGCAAGCTGATCAGCAATCTCCTGCTCCATAGCAGAGGCTGCTTTGTCAGATGCTTTGATCACCACCTCGTTTATCTCGTCCTCGGTAGGCATACGGCCAAGCTCGTTGAACATCTGCTCGGCTATGTTTTGAATCATAGGACCGTCGAGCTCTGGTACTGGTGTTGACTGGATCATCCAGTTTTTATCTTCATTGGCCGGGAACTGAAGGTCAATCATCCTGGCATCAAAGGTTTTGACTTTTGTTCTGGTCAGCCTTATATAAGCCTTTGATCTGTTCGGATGAATCTTAGACATAACCTCTGGGTCATACTGACCACGGTACTGCCTCAGGTCCCTGATCATACGACGTTCAGTGAACACCCTCTCACCCTCTGCTTCCTGCCACTCGTCCTCAAGCTTGGTGCCGAGGGCTGACTGGAACGGGGCAAGTGTGACGGCTGCTGCTCTATCCTGGGCATCCTTTACATCGTCTACATCTGGAGTCCTCTCGTCGTCCTTGATTGTATCAAACGTTGAGGACATCTCATTTTTTTCTTTTATGTCAGTTGCCATTTAATAGTCCTTAGTACCCGGCTGAGTTACAGGCTGGGCCAGTATGTTTTTGGGTACGTGCAACATTCTTACGGAATATTTTACCGGCCACAAATTCCATGGCACCGTACTGTAATCCCTCGTGCACGTGAGAATAAATATTTTTCTCTGGTTTATCTTTCCACTTTGTCCCTGTGACAGTAGTGGACACCTTCTCATACTTAAACTCGGATAGAAAACCTTTCCTTAGTATGGGGCACTGGTCTGTCAGGACAAAGCCATCTTTTTTACGAAGGAAGAAGACAACTGATTCAAACCGTTGTGCCGGGTTCTGTGACTTGCCTAATGAGACAGGTAGTCCTGCTTTAATAAGGATATCCCGAGCCGTCTTCTTATCTGTTTGAGCACGTTTGTTTTCAGGGTCAACGATAATCTCAATGTTGAATCCTTTGTATAAGTTCCTAAGCTTAGGCCAGAGATGATCATAAGCAAACTCGTGGATCGAACAATCCTCTGTAACAAGCTCATCGAACACGACAAGCTGTCCGGAACTGGTAAACTGCATGAAAGCTGCAGCAGGTGTGAGTCCTGTATCCATCCCAATGATAATCGGAATACCCTTGGATAATTCAAAAGGCTTATCCGAAAAGTGTACTTTGTCGTCATACATCTTATACACAGGTTTTCCAGCCCGAAGGTTGCCGTAGTTGTTGAGAACAAAGACGGACACCCACTCTGGGTCTGCACCTTGAACTTGATCAATGTAGTAGTCCTCCGATAGGTGAAGCAAGTTATCTGCCAGAGGGTTGATCTGATACCAATTGTCGTCGGCATCAACAACAAACCCTCTGCTCTTTGGGCACATAAGCAGGGCTGACGGCTGAACATAAAAGCTGTGATTCTCTGGTTTCTCTTCCTCGGCTATAGTGTACAGCCAATGCTCTGTAGGGACAGAGTTATAGTCAGAGATAATAAAAGGATCGATTGCACCGACCTTACCAAGTTTGTCCTTATAGCTTTCGTACTCGTCCTCGTAGTCCTTATGGCAAAAGAAACGTTTGGGATACCTGTTGACCCTTGACTTCAACATCTGGAATATACCACGTGGTATCTCTGCAGTCTCATTGAGGTGAGCACCGACAAGCTGTAAGGACTGAAGTTTGATGACATCCTCCTCACGGTCAAGGGCAAGGAACACCAACTCCATCTCTACTTTAGTCTTACCGTCGGGGTGGTCCATGTGTATAGAGCCACGGATGGGCACGTCATATACAATTTTAATTAATGGACCAAACCACTCTTTCCATGACTCAACGGTTGTGGACTTTAGGTTCGGGTAGGTGGCTCGTAGCACACCGTACCTTGAGTGTCGAATACCATTTGCATCTGGTGCCTGGTCCAGGGCATTAAGCCAGCAGTGCATAATGCACCCTGACGATTTACCTGAGCCGACACTGCCACGTATGAATATGTACTTGTTCGTGTCCATGTGGACCTTGGCAAATGTTTCATTAGCTTCATAGTCTAACTGCCATTCCATAGCTTGCTCCTTCCAGCACAACTATTATTACAGCACCTCTACTCTGTAGAAATAAGCACTGTGTGTTCCACCACCTGTGATGGTGAAGTTAAATACCAACGTGTGGCTTACGTTAATCCAAGCCGATGTCGTTGGCCGATTAAACTGTACGGTAACAACCGTGTCAGAGGCAACGGCTGTCGTTCCTATTAGCTCGGCTGTGGTTGCTGTCTCAGAGGCCAGGTCGTCACTGTCGGACGGTTTCACACGACCCAGGTAGGATACCACGGAGCACAGTGTGATGGCCTTTCCTTCTGGCAGGGCATCCTCAAAGTCAAAGTTAAATGGACCCCACTCAGCAGCATTGGATTGAATGCAAATTCTGCCTTGCTGAAATTCTATTTTCATTTTATTTAGTTTCCCTTATAGTTAATCCTTGGTTGCAATTATGCCAACTGCAGCCAGTGGTCTATCGGTTGACGGTGACGATCCAGCATTGGTGTCACCTGGGTCTGTGGAGTTAGTGTCACCTGGGTCTGTGGAGTTAGTGTCTCCTGGGTCTTTCAAGGAAGTGTCTCCTGGGTCGATTTTATTTGTGTAGGAGTCCTGGTCCATCTTTTTAACTGAGCTACCACCAATCGTTCCATCGTGTACCATGATTTTGTCATACCCTGAGTTGGCCGTTCCTTGCACATTCTGAGTAGACCCTGTTGAATTGTACGTAAGGTCATCGGATGTTGTGCCCCTATAGTCATACCACCTGTGGTTATGTGTTCCCATGGTGTGGCTGTGAGAGGGCATGGTATGAATATGGGAAGGCATGGTATGAATATGGGAAGGCATGGTATGTATGTGGGTTGATGGGGTCCAAGACCCGGCCTGTGTTCCACCGGTTGTGTTATAAGCATTTGATCCACCCTTAACTGCAAGGAGTGTATCAGCCACAGCAGCATCAATAGTCCAGTCTGTTGGGGCCGTGTCCTGGTAGAAGTACATCTTTGTTCCAGATGCAAACCCAGATGCAGGAGTCTCAAATGTTGGGGCTGAAGCTGCACCGTTTGACGTAAGGACCTTACCTGACGTGTCCAGAGCAAGCTCTATAAGAGCACCTGAGCCATTGGAGTACATTACCTTCCAGTTGCCAGCACTGTGGTCAAGCACGTCCGTGACTGCATGCAGCCTGGTATGGCTGGCTGCAGTGTTAGCTGCTACGTCAGCATGGTCTGACCCATCACCTGACCGGTGTGTAGAATTTTCGGATATGCCGTCGTGGTCGTGCAGGGTGGTATCACCACCGTCCGTAAGATCGTCGTGCTGAACCTCTGTGAGGTGAAAGTGGTCTGCTGGTGCACCACCAAACAAGTTAGCTAAGGACTCATGGTCACTGGGTGTGGAACTACCACCGGATATGGGAGACTGTCTCCAGTCAATGTAATCGTCACCAAGATCGGTTGATCTAATCCTGGCTGCAACCTGGTTGCCGTACGTAGTACTGGTCTGCCAAATTACTGTGGCAATCGGCAGGTATTCAGCACCGGGAAGACCGGCAAGAGATATCGAAGCAAGTTCATCCTCAGCACCTGTTCTGGCCGTGTTGATATTAGTGTACTCGGCCTGGCCCATGATACCAATGATGGGGGTGTCAATATCGTTTGTAGCAAAGTAATGGGTTAGCACGTAATTCAGGTTACCAACCTCAACCAGTTGCCACGTCCCACCGTTGTAGTCGTTCCAGTCAAGTTCATCACCAATCGTTCCGTCAGCCACCGGGTAGTTGGCTGTGGCATCCAGCTTTCTCCAAAGGCCACCAACACCAAGCCTATAAAAGGTAGGTATGGTTGCATTGACAAGCTGCTGTGGGCTACCATCCTCTATTGATATTTCAATATCCTCGTCGTGGAACTCACCATCGGTTACGTCGAACTGAGCAGCCGTGGCATCATTACCGTTACCGTCGATGTCAAAGTTGGTAAGGGAAAGCCCAGACTCGTACAGAGCACCAATAGCCTCGTGAAAGTGGTAGTGGGTGGCAGCACTCATGTCGTTGCCGTGCCGTTCCTCACCAACTAAAATACTCTCGTTGTCGGTAGCATTCCAGTACACGTTACCTACCAGACACTTCTCAAGAATAAGATCATCGGTTGATCCACCTGGGGCTCGAACCTTCAGGTCACCGTCGGTGTCAAAGTAAATCCAGTGCAGTCCCTCAACGTCAGTGATAACTACAGTGTCACCCTCTGAGGTGTACCGTATTCCATCGATGTAGTAGTCAAAGCTTGTTGCTGTCGGTTGAATTGAAAACGTTAGGGTGCCGTCGGTAAAAGAAATTGTTGAGTCCGTCGGAGGTCCCTGCTTTACGTCGAAACCGTTATTGGTTGTTTTATATGTTTGTATTAGTTCCCACCGGCCATTCCCAGTATTGCCGTCCGGTGTTACCCAGGTAGGCAGGTCCTGTGTTGTGGCAGAGGTGGAGTCGTACTTGTAAAGGTGAAGCAGATCCTCTAACTCAACAAAGCAGTAGTCACCCGTTACCAGGTCTGTGTAGTCTCCTGGGTTAGGTACCGTCTGCAAAGAGTTGTCGTCTGCTGGTGTGAGGTTATGGGCTGCATACCA